TGAAGAAGGCACAGTTTTCTGCCGCCCAGAGTGGGTAGAAAAAGATACAACTGTAACTAGATTAAATGTAATACCACGACCAGAAACTGAAGAAGAAGAGATATGATAGTAGAACAATTAATAGCACCTGTATCAGGACTACTAGATAAGTTTATTCCTGACGCAGATCAAAAAGCTAAGTTAGCCCACGAGATAGCTACGCTTTCCGAAAAACAACATCAGGAAATAATGCTTCAACAAATAGAGCTTGCAAAGATAGAAGCACAAGGCAGTATGCTACAGCGAACTTGGCGGCCCATGATTGGGCATTGCTGTTGGGTTGGGTTAGCATATAATGTAATTATAAGTCCATTTTTAGGTATATGGTTACCAGTACCGGAGATACAGAGCGACTTGCTTTATCCCGTTTTGCTCGGTATGCTAGGTATGTCTGGAATTAGAGGGGTCGAAAGAGTTAAGGGGAAAGCATGACATACTTAGAAATAGTTAATAGTGTTCTAATAAGACTTCGAGAAAATACAGTAGATACTGTTTCAGCAAATTCTTATTCTCAATTAATCGGTGAATTAGTAAATGATGCTAAAAGAATTGTTGAAGATTCTTGGGATTGGCACTCACTAAGAACAACATTTACAATAAATACCATAGCCGGAACATTTAGTTATCAGTTAGCAGGATCAGATGTTGGTTTAAAAACATTAGATGTTATTAACGATACTTCTAATTGTTTTATGACTCCTGTATCATCAAGTTGGATGAACAATGCTTTTTTAAATAATGTCGATGAAGTACCAAGGTCTTCACCTAAATATTATTCGTGGAATGGTTTTAGTGAATCAGGAGAAGCTTTGATTGATATTTATCCTATACCTGATAAAGTATATACTATTAGAGTAAATGCTGTAGATAAAAAAGGTAGAATGTCTAATAATGGAGACAAAGCATTTGCACCCTCAGATGCTATAATACAATATGCTTACGCACTAGCGGCAAGAGAAAGAGGAGAAACAGGAGGAACTTCTGCGGCAGAATTGTTTGGAATAGCTGATCAAACACTAGCTGATCGTGTTGCTTTAGATGTAGCAAGAACTGAAGATGAAACTATTTGGAAGCCCGTATAATGGCCCAACAAATAAAACAACTTACTATACAGGCTCCAGGATTTTTTGGAATAAATACTCAAGATTCTCCTGTAGGTATTAATCCTAATTTTGCTTCCGTTGCTGATAACTGTGTAATAGATAAGCAAGGAAGAATAGGATCACGAAAAGGCTTAACTAGAATAAGCGATGCTGATGTTACAAAAGATATTGAAACTATATTTGAAGCTACAAACCTTGACGGTGCAGTTACTTTATTTTCCACTGGTAATAATAAAATATATAAAGGAGATTCGACTCTAACTGAATTAACTTTACCTACAGGATATTCAATATCAGCTAATAATTGGAAAGCAGTAAATTTAGCTGATAAGGTTTACTTTTTTCAAACAGGTCATATTCCTTTAGTTTATGATGGTACATCATTATCTGAAAACACAACTGCTCCTCAAGGCAATGAAGCATTAGCCGCTTTTGGTAGAATTTGGGTAACAGATACAGCAAGTGATAAAAGTACAATACATTTTTCAGATGATTTAAACGGTGAAGTTTGGCTGACAGCACCCCCTACAAGTGGCTCATCAGCAGGATCATTAGATGTAAGAGAAGTTTGGACATCAGGTGCAGATGAAATAGTTTCATTACAAGCACATAATGGTTTTTTAATTATTTTTGGTAGACATGAAATATTAATTTATAGAAACCCAGACGATGTTATAACTGCGGGAGCTTTTTCTTTATCTGACACAATAGAAGGCGTTGGGTGTATAGACAGAGATTCTATACAAAACATAGGAACTGATATTTTATTTTTATCAGACACAGGAGTAAGAAGTTTAGGCAGAGTAATACAGGAAAAATCTTTGCCTATGAGAAATGTTAGTAAAAATATTAGAAATGATGTATTAGATTTAATTACTCAAGAAACATTGCCTATAAAATCAGCATACAGTACACAAGAGGCTTTTTATTTACTTACGTTTCCTACTAGTAATACTGTGATTTGTTTTGATATTAGGTCTCCTTTAGAAGACGGAACTTATAGGGCAACAACTTGGTCGGAAATAAATCCTAAATGTTTTTGTGTTAGAAAAAATGGAGATTTGTTAATAGGTAAATTAGGGGGAATATATAAATACTTTGGGTTTAATGATACTAAAGTAGTAGGTGGACAATATCAAGCAAACGGAACTTATGATTTAAGATATTTTAGCAATCCTATGAATTTTGGTAATTCATCAAATGTTAAATTTCTTAAAAAACTTAAGATAAGAGTTATAGGTAATAATTCATCTGAGACAGTACTAAATTGGGCTTATGATTATTCAACTAATTTTAACAAACAATTATTTGTAAATACTAACCAACAAACAAATTTAGCGGAATATGGAATAAGCGAATATAATACTACTGCTGAATACTCAGGAGGACTTGATTTACAAAATCCAGAAGTTAATGGAACAGGAAGTGGAGCAGTATTAACAATAGGTCTTGAAACTACCATTGATGGGGCCGAATATTCAATACAACAAATAGACTTAAGTGTATTACTAGGGAGAATCATATAATGTCTAATTATACTAAAACAACAAATTTTACAGCAAAGGACTC